AGCCAAAAAACTCTGGGCGAGTTATACGCCCAAAAAACTTAGGGAACAGGTCTAAAGTATTTGTTGCTTTTAATTACAAATTTAAACGATTTGCGACTTTGCCACTTGTCTACATCCCCAAGTTTTTGTTATTCTTGGTGGGGATGGAAGGATTCGAACCTCCGATATTACTGTAAACACCTCAAGTTTTCCCTTTGTATTTTAAACCGTGATAATAATATCACGTTGTTTGGTGGGGAGAACAGGACTCGAACCTGTAATCTATTGATTTCAACTCAATTGCTTTACCTATTACTGAAAACACCATGAGTTCCCTCATTTAAGAGGGTAGTAAGATAGTATTTCTTGTTTTTGATTTTGCTATCTCCCCAAATACGATATAAAGAACGTTTTAATAATTTTAGAAGAAATTTGTTTGTATTATTTGCCACCCTCTCATGGGGTGGCAGTAAGTTTCGCATTACTGTAAACACCAACAGTTCTTCCTTTTGTAGCGGGTGAGGGATTCGAACCCCCGACCTCTTGGTTATGAGCCAAGCGAGATACCGCTTCTACCAACCCGCAATATATTTTAAAAAAGGACAGTTTGTTTGTTATGTTTGTATAAACAATGATGGAATTGAACCACCGACATTCTGCATGAAAGGCAAAAACTCTATCCAACTGAGTTAATTGTTACTGAAATAACAAACCGTTTCCTTTTTAAATTTTAAATCTTTTCAAATAACTTTGTCTCGAAAGACTCCGCAAATATAAAACGCATTTTTTTAATACGCAAGTATTTTCCAAAAAAAATATAAAAAAATTTGCAGACCCTCGGAAAAATAAATACGTAAGAATTTCAAAAAAGTTAATGTTTATTATAAAAAATTTTTAACCGTCTTTTATAACATGCTGATTTTTACGCTCTTTTCTTAACATTTCATGTACACTTTTGTTTTCAAACACAACTTCATCTGGGTTCATTAACCTTTTTTCAACTTCTGAAATGTCAATATTTTTTTCTGTTTTTGGTGTTTCTTTGACTATTGGTTCAGTGAATACTGCAGCTATTGGTGGAGAATAGGCTGGATTTTTCAGCATATCATGAACTGTTGCACTTACAATTTCTGGTTCTTCTGGTGGCTTAACGTCTTCCAGCTTCACTTCATTTTCAATCACGAGTTCTGTGGTAGTATCGCCACTGAAATCTAATAGCTCTGTATTTACACTATCATTTACAGCATCGCTTACACCATCATTTACAGCATCAGTTATAACATCATTCTCATCAAGTTCCAGTAAATTATCAGTATTTGCTCCCTCAACAACACCCTCAGTTGCTCCCTCATTTACAACATCAACAACAAATTCAATAAGTTTTTTTCTTTCATCTGGACTTATATCTGTTCTGGTTGTACTAACATGAATATTGTCAATCCCTGCATCACGTAATATTTCCTTTTCATTAAACTCGGCTTCGGGATGAAATTCAGTGTTAGGTTGTATTTCAGTATTAGGTATTTCAATTGGCTTATTTATCTTTTCAGTATTTTGTTCAGCAAGTTTCTTAGCCATGTCATCCAACATAACATCACGTATTGTTGGTGTCTCGTTTATTGTTTCGCTATTTATTTTATCAAATGAGTCACTGACGGCAACATGAAATTTATTTGCTTTGGTTTCCATTTTCTCGATATCGACTTCATCATGATGTTTTTGACCTTTATACATTTTGATTGCCTTATATCTATCGTCTTCGATAATAATCTGCATTGTATCATTATTGAATACACAGTCATTGAATGTCTGACCATCTTGAGCAAACCTTGCTTTAATAATCCTGATATTAGCAAGACTGGCTTCTTTTTGTTCTGGTGTCTTAGCCACTGACATAAAGAAGTGTGCTTTCTGTATTCTTTTAATGCTACCACCACTCTGGTGTGCTTCAACATATTCTGCATCAAAACCACTACGATTACTTTGAATAGCTGTCCAACATGGGATATCTAAATCTGCAGCAAGTGTTTCAAAACCCTTAATAATTGCGAGTTCTGCTTCATTTCTATCTGGTGTTCTCTTATGACTTTCCAGACAATCAAGATAATCCAGTACGAGTTCGTCAAATTTAAAGCCATACTTCTTTTGATAGGCAAGCATCCAGTTACGCACGTCTTTTATAGTCGTGTCTTCCTGACTAAACCTCTTAATAACGAGTCTACCTTTACCTTTTAATGTTTCAACCTTTGCATGAACTCTTTCTCTTACCTTTTCATTTTCAATTTCGTCATCAATTTTACTTAACGGTATACCAGACCATATAGTGTAATGCTTACGCTTGATTTGGTCTTTGGTATCTTCAAATATTATTTGAGCAACATTGTACTCTTGTTCATATGCGGTGTTTGCGATTTTAGTAAGCAATGTTGTTTTACCAACCCCAGAAGGGGTTAATATAACACCAATTTCACCTTTACCTAATCCACCACCAGTCAATGCATCGATAACGTCAACACCAGTTGCTATTGTTTTCCTGAATTCTTTTCTCAGTGCTTTATCGATACCTTCAGTAACTTCTTCACAGTCGTCTTCTTCTTCTCCAATGTGTGTAATCTTTTGAAATTTTTCTTCAATTCCAGTTAATTCATATTTATTTTTAATTGCACCTGATTTAACTTTATCAATGATGCCTTCAGCTAATTTTCTAAATTCTTGTTGTTTAATGAAATTATTTGTTGATTTCTGGACGATATCACCATCGTGCAACATTTGTTTATTAATGATTCTTTCGTTCCAGAGTTCAATACGTTTTAATACACCAAAGAGCGATTCTTCCTCAATTATGTTATTTGGGGTTTTGTATTTACTAATTGCCTGTTGAATACTTTGATTTTGAAGATTCGGAACTTTCTCAAATTCCTTGAAAAATTCCGTAATTATAATGAACAACCTCTTGAGATTTGGGTCGTCAAAGTATTCGATTGCTAAATTCGGTATTGTTTTTTCTGCAAATTCTGGTTCGACCAGTAATTGCCACATCAACTTCTGTTGAAATTCAGGTCCCAGATATGCCGTTAATGTATTTTCTGTTAATTCGCTCATTATAAAATTTTGGGTATAAGAAGGACGAGAATCGGGAAATAAAATTATATAAACTTCAAACTATGGAAACAGTCCCAATTCCCGTCCTAATACAATTAATTTCGCCTCAGTCTTCTCAACATTTCTTCCCTCTTGGCTGGAGAAAGCTCCCTGATTTGATTGATTGACAGTCCTCTCATGTTAATCAAATCATAATCGTCCCACATATTCTTAATGTCGCTCCTTTTTATTTTATGGTAGATTAAATCTGCTATATCAACGACAGTATCTACGACATCTGTTGACCATCTTGCAACAGGATTAAATCCATCAACATAAAAAGTTCTTTCTACAATCGGTTTGTTATTGATATAGAAACCGATTTTACACTCAACCCCACGAATTGTTTTCTCTTCAATTTTCTGCACAATTGCAGTTGGATTATATCGCATATCGTCTCTCCATTCTCTGGGATATAAACCAATCATTCTTTGATTATACTTATAAAGGTCAAGGTCTTCGGAAATCTGCGTCTCATAGCTACGTTTCGATAAAACTTTTTGTAGCTTAGTAATTCCCCTTGGTAGTATATCCCTGATATCTATTGAATATCTTGTGAAGGGATTAAACTGGTCAGCATCGAATACTTTCTCACACAATAAAATATCTCCTTGTGATAAGGAAAACTTAAATTCATTGTTATATTCTTTCTCGCTCATTTTGATTATTTTTAGATTGTTAATAACTACGACAAATATAATCAGAATCCGTCAAAAGTGAAAGACTTTTTACAAACTCTTTCTATTATTTTTCAAATATTCTGTAAGTAGCTGTTTCTCATTCATTATAACAGTATAAAAAGGTTCGACATATTGTGGAAATGTGCTACTATATACTGAAAGGAACTCGTCTTCATTCATTAATTTCAGCAAATTCTTACTTCCTCTGTCATCATCCAACAAAGGAACTTCCAGTTGTAAGAGTTCTTCTTCAGCTTGTTCATTAAGCATTGGTTCTCTTAGATTCGTGAGTTTATAATTAGTTTTCAACCTTTGAACACCTTCTGGTGATATGAGTTTTTCCAATACTTTTAACGGTTTCTTTTTATTTAAAACTCGTTCTTGGTTTATTTCATCTGCACGCTTACAGACTTCCCTAACTGTTAGTGTCTTGAATTTTAATTCTGGAATATGGTCTAAAAGCGTCTTTTCACCCATACCTTCAATTCCGTGAATATTATCAGCACTATCACCACAAATTATTTTCAATATCAATGCATTGCTATAATGATGATTAAAATGCATCATATAATTGGTTCTTGTTACGGGTTGGTCAATGTTCGGAAATATTATTGTGATATTCAGGTCAAGTAGTTGTGCAAAATCCCTATCATTTGAATATAGGAGTATTTCTTCTTTGTTGTTATGTTGTAAACAATATGCAGCAATTAGGTCATCAGCTTCAACATCATCAACTTGAATCTGTCTAAGAAACAGTTCTTCTGCATATTCTTTAATTCTTTCACGTTGTTTAAGTATTGATTGGTCTTTTGCTTCTTCTCTACGGATTTCAGCAGCAGTCATTTCGATACGCTGATGCCATTTTTTTGAAACACGATTTGCCTTATATGCGTGGTCGATTCGATATCTCTGTATTCCACCGCCTTCACCGTCCCAGACCAGCACGACTTTATTAATCATGTGGTCTTTAATTAATTTTCGAACGGTGGTTAAAAAAGAATACAAACCACCAATATGCCCGTAGGCACTGGTGGTTGTATCTTTTGCTCCGTGAAACGAACGCTTTAAAAGATAACTGCTATCAACTAAAAGTGTTCTGGTTTTCATTAATCAGTATCATTTTCAACGCTTGAACTTCTTTCAATCAAATCATCTTCAAACAACACGTTTCCATCTGCATCCATTGCTTTAGATTTGAATTCGATGTCATCAGCAGTCAAACTATCGTCTTCGAATTTATTACGGAAATAAAGAATGTGCTCTTTTTTATAAGCATTTTCATGTTCCTTGTCACCATATATAAATCCATGTGGTGTTGAAATAATTTTACCTTCAAGTGAAATACCACCCCACTCGCCATCAACATGGTTCTTAGCTATATTGACTTTGTTCTCAAAACCATAATTTAAGTCACGACCTTTACTGGTTGCAGTTATTCTACGTGTTCCGTGTGTAATAATACCACCAAAATGATAGATAAGTCTTGCACCGAAAAAGAATGTTTCACCACCTTTATGCTTTATAACTTTATTCATGCTATCATACCAGATTTTCTGAACGGCAGCGATTGTTGTAGTGAATTCACTATCAATTCTTCTGGTATTTGGGATTGCATTATTAAGAAGTGACATAAACGCTTTCTCATAAGCACCTGCATTCCACATGTTATTGTCGCTGGTATCTTTTTCTAATGCATCGATTGTTTTGATGCAATTTAATGTTCCGATTGAATCTATTCCGATGAACACATCACGTGGTAACGCACCACTTTTCTGATTATCAAGGAAATCATACACAGCTTTTGCCATATCTTCAATTGCTGCTTCTTTCCTATCTTTATTTTGTACAATACCATATCTTTCAAGAAGATATTTGTTATTTACAAGAAGATACTCACCATTCCAATCGAATCCCATTAATGTCAGACGCTTATTTCCTTCATCAATATTGTTTTCAGTGTCAATGATAATTGGAAAATCACCCATTTTCTGGGCATTTACAATTGACTTCATTAATGCCGTTGATTTACCAGTATTTGAATATCCACGGAAAAGTGTAACATATCCACGAGGTACACCGGGCATGCCTGTTGCTTCCTTCAGACCATCATCAATTGGAATCCATATTAATGGTTTTGAGGGTATTTCTTGTGCCCCAATTTTCTTTTTAAAATTATCGAGACTAAAACTTTTTTTAGGTGTTGGTTTGCGTACCGCATTGCTCGGTACTTCTGCTTTCTTTGCCATTTAATTTTAATTTAAAAATAAGGTCAAAAAAGGGGAACTTTCATTCCCCCTTTTAAACCCTGTAATTTTTAGAAGGGTAAGTCTTCATAGTCACCACCATCCCCCAAATCTCCATCATCGAGGTCATTTGGTTCGTTGTCATTGACAGCAGTTTCTGTCTCAACCTTTGGTGTTGTCTCAGCAAGTGCTTCTGCACCGATTTCAGTTGCATTATCAGTAAACTCACCAACCTTCTCAGGGGTTATATTACTGATTGTAACTTGTGGAGTTCCTACATTACTCAAGTCAGATGCCTGTTCGAAATTTTCATTCTCATCGGCATCAAGATTACGAGTACGAGTATTCGCAGCTTCTTCCAAATCGGGGCGACCGGGGAATACCCAACGCTTGTTGTTCTGGTCAGTATCTTCCCAATATGGGTTACTACCATTTGCAACCGCCTCAAGAAATTCATAAGGAGGCATACCGGGTGCTTGTTTCGGCTTAAATACATCTCTCCAAATAATATCGTCATCAAGCCATTGTCTTGCAACAATTGGGTCGGCATGAAGTGGTGATTTACCACGGAATGTAATTGCAGAAATTGTTTTGTACACATGTCCATTGAACTCACTATCTGCCATTGTGATACTTAAATCCGTACCATTCTGAGCGTCACTGAAGTCTGCTTGATGAACAGTCATATACTCTTCCAAAATAGGAAGTAACTTATCAAGCGTACCTTGGTTCTTGTAATTGTGCTTAAATCTCCAAAATTTAACACCATCTTTTTCACTACCTTTGTCAATACCACGAACAATGTAGAATTTCTTAGCTTCCCACTTAATGGCTTCCTTGTAAATTTCGTCATTTTTTGCCTTAATTTCCAATTGCTGTGCTGACATATTCTCCTTCTTAATTCCTTTCAGAGAAGGGTCTTGCCTTGCAAGAAGCTTTTTGTGCTTGACACAAAGTGGGCATGGTGCTGGTTTGAACATTGGATTGCCATTGCCATCCAATTTTTGTTTGCCACCTTCATCCAATACAGATACTCTGGGGTCATTATGCATTGGGCAATAAATGACTGTGCCATGCTTTTTCTTTCCACCTGCAGCATTGGTTGTAACAACATGGAAGAATGCTTCTTCAACGTGCTTCCTACCTGCTAACGGGGGGAGAATCCTAAATAATTCTTTGGTTTTACGAGGAACGAAATACTTTGCCAGTATGTCTTCACGTGATTTCCTTGTAGATGATTGGGATTGTTTTCTTTGATAGTCCGAAAACATAGACTTTAATTGTGACAAGTCTTGACCTGTCGGATTTTGATTTTCCATTTTCAATTTGTTTTTACAGTAAAGTTATTTTTCAATTATAAATTGTGCTACAAATATAGCCTTCATTCTACATAAATACAAGAGTTTTTAAAAATAATTACTCT